CAGTGGAGAGTTACGTGTAATCACGCTGGAGAGGAATACCGGTTCGCCCCAGGTGATCTCACTTTCGCCGCGAATGACGGCGCCCACACGAACCGACAGGCCTTGCTCGTCGGCGCTGTTCCAGCCCCGTACCATTTCTTTCTTGTCGTAAGTCCCACCGCCTTTTGCAGGCTTCTTCACGATCTCTTCGCGGTTGCTGGCGCATTTCGACCAGTCGCCTTCGTACTCATAGTGAAAGCGGCCAACGATGGCATTAGAGCTGGAGATCACCGCGTTTACCAACTGCGATTCGTAGCCCAGCACGCCGTTGACCAGGTGCGTTTTCTGCGCCACTGCGTAAGGGTTCATGCCCCATTGCATGGCCTGCATGATGATTGCCATGCAGTCGGCAGGATTCCCACGAAGATGCTCGGGAACCGTGACGGCAGCCTGTGCCATCAATCCAGCAACCGACTGAAGCTGCGTTAATGTCTGAACGTTAAAAATGGCGTTGCTGGCGGAAATGGTGTTCGGAGCCTGCTGCTCTGCAGTTACGATATTCATGTTTTCCATCGTTGTTCCCCTTATGCCTGAATACGCAGCGCTTCAAGGCGGCGCAGGTCGAAGTCGTTCAGTTCGTCGGTGTAATCAGCGGTGATCGGTGCAGGCCATTCGCCAGTGTCAAAGCCAGTAGCGATAGCGCGCATCGATTTGCGGTACTCCAGCATGCCCAGTTCCAGCAGTTCGGTGGATGCCTCGATGATGGCGATCCAGTGGTAGTTCTCGTCTTTGTTGACGAAAATCCAGAAGAACTGGTCCAGCGCCGCAGTCTCGCAATACATGGCTGCGCTCAGGTGGTAATCGCGGTCGATGATTTCCCGGTGCAGTTTGGCGCGCAGGCCTTCCTGTTTAACGTTCCACATGCTGATGGTTTTGAGGTCGGCACCGATGCGGACGCCGTCCAGGTCAATTTCAAGGTCGGGACGCACACGCACTTCCAGCCCGGTTTCATCGTCAAAGCCGAAGTAGCTGACCTCTACAGCGCGGCTTGGGTGCTGAAGCAGCATTCCGGCAGTTGGGTGCGCCAGTAACGCAGACTGAATGGCCAGTGCAGTCGCTAGCTGCTGTCGCGTCACCAGAATTTTGTCGCCCGGGTTCTCCCGCCAGGCATCCAGCAGCTCGTCGGCAAAGACAGCATCTGGGTTAACAGACTTCACAGCCTGAATCAGATCTGCTTTGGTACCGGACACTTTCAGCGGCGCCGGTTTCAGTGCTTCCTGCACCACCAGGTCAGGATTGATGATTTCCAGTTGTTCAAGTAGCGCGTCACGGCTACCGCTGGTTTTAACCTGTGCTGGCAGGGTGGCGTTGTATTCCTTGATGCAGGCTTTCATTGCCGCAGCGGTCTGCTTCTGGTCTGCTTCAATGCGTTGGTACTCTTCTGGCAGCGACATGTAGCTCTGACCTGTTTCCTCGACTGAACCGCCCAGTGGCACCTGTGCTGACAGGGTAGCGTTGTATTCTTCTAACAATGCTTTGATGTCGTCGGCGCTCAGCTGTGCTGGCAGGCCTGCGTTGTACTCATCGATAAACGCGCGGATTGTTGCCGTTGTGGTGAAAGCACCTTCCGGGATCGCCGGTTCAACGCTGAACTCGTCATCAAGCTGTTCTGGTTGCAATGCCAGCGCATGTACCAGGTTACCCATGTCCAGCACCGGAGAGCGTTCTTTGGTGATCGTTTTGGCAACGTGTCGTGCGTTGAAATACATCAGACTGACGCGGGCATCTTTTACCTGCGTGCTGCTGATCCCGTTCGCTGCGTGATAAACGTTATTAGGTAAACCTTCATAGCGGCCTGGCTCGAAGTAAGCGGGATACACGATGGCCGGTTCGTCAGATTGTGCTTCTGGCTCGGTTTGATTCACTTTTTGGGTGTTTTGACGCACGAATTCATCATTTTGATGCGCATTTTCTGGTTTTTGTTTCACAACGGCTTGTTGTTCGGTATCTGCATCTTCACCAGTTGCCAGATTGCTTTCGCTTGGCTGCACTTCAGTACCAGCCTGTTTTTCATCACTGACAGTTTCTTCCATCTGCACATCGCTGGTGGTTTCCTCATTAAGTGGTGACTGGTCATCTATTTGTGGTTGCTGCTCACCCATCAGTCCATCAATGGAGAAGACGCCGGAGCCGAGGTTCGCGACCTGAGGTTGTGAATTTACTTCCTCAGCGCGACGGCGTGCTCCTTCTTCACGCACGCGCTGCAGATTCTCTTCGTGAGTGCAGAAGGATTTGCGCGAAGGTTTCAGGCTTTCAGGGGCGGAGGTAATTTCTGGTACTGCAGGTGCTGCTTCAGATAATGGCAATAACTCAACCGCTGAATTGAATTCAGCTGTCATCGTCTGGTTCACGAACTCAAGATGAGCAACTGGAGTCAGGTGGATATTATCCGGCGCGATGCGCACCAGATTGAAGATGGCAGCGCGGTTGACCGATAGAACGCCAGGCTGATTGCGCAGGATGCTGCTCCATGATTTCCATGGTTGTTCTTTGTTGGCCACTATCTCTTTGGCGCGGCGGTGGATGCTGCCCGGGATTTCAAGATGGTTAAAGTCCATTGGGAGCAGGGCGCAGGCAATCTCTAAATCGAGCGTGTCCAGTGTGTGGTGCGCACCTTCGCCACGGTCAGTGATGTAACCACCATCGGCGTTGGTTTCTGAATCAGTGCGCTGTACGTTGCTGATGCGGTTACCGGCGGCCCACTCGCGAGCCAGGATGCCGCGGTCAATGTAATCAGTCTCTGCCCAGATTCTGGTGAAGCGGAGAACCAGAGCGAGCTCGTGACGCTTATCCTGGCTGAACACTTTACGAATGGCGTCGGTATATCGCCACAGGTCTTTGGTGTCGTAACCCTTCACATCTTCGCAGTTTTCGGCAGCCAGTAGTAGGTTCTGGGCATATCCGTTATCGGTGTCCATTTCCAGCACGGTTATCTCTTCGAACTCTTCGCGGGTTACGTGGTGGCGCAGTTCGTCGGAAGTAAACTGTGCCAGCAGGCGCTTACGGAACGGCATCTGAACAACCGGATAACGAGTTGTTTCATCATCGTTCTCGTCGATCTGGATACCGTCATAGGCAATGGAATCCTGGCCAGCCGTGACGTCAACACTGGTGGTGTTTTCAGTTTTGAGCAGTTGCAACTTACCGCTGCGCCAGTCTTCTACCAGTTGATTGCGGTCACCGGCATCCGCGTTCACCCAGTCAGACATAAATGCAATGATCACCCGGAGCTCGTGCTCTTCATCCTGTACAAAGATGTCTTTGATCGCCTGAACCATTTTCCACTCGGCATTCAGGCTGAGTTCGCCAACTTCAGGAACATCATTTTTAGCCTGCAGCAGGTTCTGGAGATAGATATTGCCTTCGTCCAGCGACATTTCGCTGGCAGCCAGTTGCTGCTCTTTAGTGACGTGAGTCTGGTATTTATCGCTCATCAGATGGAAGGCAAAACGGACTGCTGGGGTGCGGTTTTCAACCGGGACAATTTCGATCGCAGTCGCGTCTTCAACGATTACTGCCGGAGTAGTAGTGACGTGGGATTCTACGGCGCCAGTAGATTCACCAGCAGCTTTCGGCAACCAGGTGCGCCCGTCGTCCTGCAGTGCGTAACGATCACACCAGGTGAAATCAACTTCACCTTCTTCCGGCAGGTCATCAACAACAGGAAAATCAGTGCGAATTGGTTTGGTGTAATCCTTACCGCGGCCGGTTTCGATGTCTGCATCTTCCAGCACAACATCCAGTTGCAGGTTGGCGCGAGCCTCGGTTTTGGCAGTGAACCAGACCACTGCATCTTGCTTTCCGGATTTCTGAGTGGCTTTAACCACATAAAAGAATTCCATGTGAGATCCTCTTTTTTGGGTGTTAGAATCCCTGGACCATTGATAGCGCCCATTGGGTTAACTTTGGTTTTGATGTTGTTTCCGGTGTAACTTTGGTCGGTGGCACCGGACGTAGATCCCGCCTTGCGCGGGTTTTACGTTAGCCTTCGTGAGCCATCTGGTCGTGCGAAGCGCAACGTTTGGAACAGTACTCTTTCTCTTTTCTCGCAAGCTGTGAGCCGTTGCGATAGAGAAGGGTGCTTATGATTACTTCTCCCGGTTTAACCGGTTTGCCGCAGTAACCGCATTTCTTGTCTTGCATGACACTCTCCGTTAATGGCTAAGGCCATTCCCCAGACCGTTCAGATAAACTTCAACCAGCAGATCTCTGGTGTAAGTCATTTCTACGCCGCGATGCAGATACAAACGTCCACGAGCGTTAGCTGATGCCGTCCAGGTTGAATCCTTATGTTTGACGAGCATCCCCGGCTGATCTGCGCCGCGGTTTGCTGTCTGTGTACCGTAGTGCTGATAAACCATGATGTTCTCCAGTTTTTCTGAGTGAACTTCGCTGGTGGTGCCGTGACGCTGATCTTCACAGTTGAGCGTTTTAACTCTGCAGTTCACCACCGCGAAGCTCACTTCCGTGTCTTGCCTTGTCGCCGGCCAGCGGAACATTTGAACTTGATGCGCTTAGTGTTTCGTGATGAAGAGATGATGTACCATTAGTTCATTGAAGTAAAGTACCAATGGTACATTTTAATGAATCTGTTAGTTCAATTGGTCATAATTCTATGAACTTTAAGGTAATTTATTTTTTATTCGATTCTTGCATGCTCAAAAAAACATCAGAGTAGCGTAGATATGGAACGTGACGAACTTGAAGAAGACCGCGCAGCATTCATCGCTGGCGAGATTGGAGGTGCAGTTGTCAGTCTGATAGCTAACGGGATAGTGATAAGCCGTGATGCGATTGTAGATAGCTTGGAGGCTAAGCGCAGGGCGGCGGGGAATGTGATTCACAAAGGGATTTTACGGGATGCTGCTGCGATGGTGAGAAAAGGGCAATAAAAAACCGGCGCGCTGGCCGGGTCATTTCAACGATATGTGCGTCATTAGCTCATTAAGCTTGATGAGTCCGTCAGGATACCTATCAATCCACTCCTCGCGATCGGCTTCTGACTGCCCAAAATAAATAACTGGTGCCGGAGATTTTTTTATTTCATTCAATATTGACTGGTAGTCATGAAGCACTTGCAGTACTTTCTCTGGGTCTTTAACCCTTCTAATTGCTGCATCCCAGTTTTGGGATGGGAAGCTGTGGAATGTGCAATCAGGGCATTTCTTTCTGCTTAGAAATATTTCATGCCCTTCTAAATACTCAAGAATTGGTTCAACAACACTATTCCATTCCTTTCTCTTCTCTCCCTTGATTGCATATCTATAGCTTAAATAACCACTTGCAGGAACAGCACTGATAGATACAATCATTGCAATAGTTGCAACAATGTCGCTGTAACTCATGGAGATTTCCTTATGTCCGGTTCAGATATTTTTGCCACAATTGCATTGGTAGTATCTGTGACAAACTTAACCGCCATTCTTTACGGGATATGGCGGTTAAGAGATTGATCGATCGTTACCCAAACGTCTATTCAGGCCACTGTTAATCTGCTAACCATGCTTACGGTAGGCCTGCGGCATGCTGCCGATCACCTTGCCGAATACGAATATTTTGTTCATCTCTTCCTTCTCAATCGGCTCCCACGGTCGATAGGTCTGGTTATCTGAGATGACCAAGAGTTTATCCTTCATCTTCTGAAGTCGCTTCACATGTGATGTGTCGTCATAAATGAAAGCGTAAATACCATCACCATCAAAGTGTTGAACGCTTATATCGACAAACAGCAAATCACCAGGTTCAATCGTTCCAGACATGCTGTCACCGCGAACATTGATGATGCGGATCTGTTCCTGTTTGCGCCCGTTAAACATCTGACGCGCATCTTCTACTGAGTACTCCACGGAGCGTAATACTTCCACGAACTCACTATTGATCACGCCTGGTCCAGCGCTAACAGCTACATCGAGTACGTCTATACGAAATGTTTCGGTCGATTTCTGTAAGTGCCCCTCTGCAATACCATCAGCCATGCTGTCACCTAGAAGGTAAGCTGAAGTTGTGCCTATGCTCGCAGCAAGCTCTTGCAGCTTCCCACGTCTTGGAATTGATTCCCCGTTAAACCATTTGCTTACAGCTTTTGGTGTCAGCTTCATATTTTTGGCTATTTCAGCCTGACGACCATGAACCGGCAAACCAGCTTTATCGCAGGCCAGCGCTAGCCTATGGGAAAAGTCTTTTCGCGCTTTTTCTTCCTGAACCATAGGTTCAATCATAATATCACTTGCGTGAACTATCAGTTCCAACATAATATGTACCTAAAGTTCAATTTGAGGATCGAAAAATGCAACCTATTAGTCTTGGCGAAATCATCAAAATGATTCGCGTACCTGTAGTAGCAAAAGCTTGTGAGCGCAGTCCGCGCGCAATTTACAAATGGATCAATAGCGGCTGTTTGCCACGCACTGATTACACCGGTGAGACGGATTATGCGTCGAAGATTGCTGAAGCTTCAGAGGGGCGATTTACCACCACCCAAATTCTTGAGATCAGCAAACCAAAAGCAGCCTGACGGCAAATTAACCACGAAAGGGAAAGCACTATGCAATCACTTACGTACCAACAAAATACCGGATTCCATTCGTCTGCGATGATAAATCGCACTCAACAAGAACATGGCGATAAACATGATGCTATTCGTGATGCCGTTCGTTCGTGGGCAGGCGTCGATGGTCAGGATGTAGTTACGGCTCTGATCATCGAAGAGTACCAGGCGCAGGGCGGTGACGACATCACTTTCCCTGATGATCTCTGTCGAAAGCGCCAGAAGCTTTTCCGCTTCCTGGATAACCATTTCAACAGCGAACGGTACCGCGAGAACGTCCGCCAACTGACTCCTGCAATTCTTGCAGTCCTACCGATTGAGTACCGCAACCGCCTGCTGCCCGAAGACAACATCATGGCTCGCTTAGCACGTATGGAGAAAGAAACCAGCGAAGCGAAGATAGCCGTCGCGATGGATGCGCCACGTCATCAGAAGCTGAAAGAACTGAGTGAGGGGATCGTGGAGATGTACCGCGTTGACCCTGGCTTAACCGGTCCACTGATGGAGATGGTGCAGATGATGCTGGGGGTTGTATGACGGGTTCAAAAATGGCGAAAGCCGCGGTGCTCGAACACCAACGGCCTTCAGGTGCAAAAACGGTAGGTAATTGCGGAGATAAGTATGTCAAATACCGCTGAAATATTCAAATTCCCCACGCAACAGGGGAAACAGGAGAGCAGCATGGCTGAACTGGAGAAAGGCTATTTGCGCCTGGCTAACCAGATTCAGGATGCCCTGTGTATCGTCGAGCTATCCGGGCGTGAGTTCCGGGTGCTGAATGCTATCGTTCGCCTGACCTATGGCTGGTCTAAGGCTTCGGATCGCATCGCCAATAGCCTCATTGCAGACAAAACGACGTTGAAGGTTAAACACGTATCTGAAGCCGTGCTGAGCCTCGCCTATCGGAACATCATCATCCTGCGCCGAATTGGGCAAACCAGATACATTGGGATTAATACCAGCCTGGATAAATGGGCGTATACCAAGCCAAATTGCACTAAGTGTCCAGCAGCTTTCCCGCCTGCTGAAGTTGTTACATGGGTTATTACCATCCCTGAATTCAGGGATAGCAGTTTTACCCCTTCAACCATCCCTGAAAACGGGGATAACCATCCCCAAAAACAGGGAGAGGTATCCCTGAAAACAGGGAACACCAAAGACATTCTTCCAAATACAAATATAAATACAGATCTAACCCCCTCTAATCCCCCAGGGGGGAAGGTGAAGTTTGACCCGCTGACAATTCCTGTTCCTGAGTGGCTTGACTCTGTGTCCTGGAGTGAGTGGGTTACCTATCGTCAGCAGTCTGGCAAGGCCATCAAAACCGAACTGACGGTCACCAAAGCGTTCAAGTTGCTGAAGGCATGTCTGGACGACGGTCACGATCCGGTTGACGTGATCAATACCAGTATCGCCAACGGGTACCAGGGACTGTTCAAACCGAAATTCGCTCTCAACGACCGTAAAACGGGCAGGGATGTGAACCGCATTTCTGAGCCAGATAAAACCATCCCAACCGGATTCAGGGGGTAGCGATGAAAAACATGATTGGTACCGGAAGTGCGCTCGAGCGCCTGAAGAAACTCATTCCGCCTGGCGTTCAGCAGAAGTTCACCAGCGCAGCAGAGTTACTGGCGTGGCAGCGCGAAGAAGGTCTCAAGCGTTGTGAAGAACTGGACAGGCTGAACCAGAAAGCCCGGACAGAGAAAATTTTCGGTCGCTCAGGAATTCAAAGCCTGCACCGCAGCTGCACGTTCGCGAATTACCAGGTATCCGGGGAAGGGCAGCGCAAAGCCTTCACGATGGCAAAGAGTTACGCACAGAATTTCGGCGCCGGATTCGCGAGCTTCGTGTTCAGTGGTACTCCTGGTACGGGGAAAAACCATCTGGCTGCGGCAATTGGAAATCATCTGCTGTCTGGCGGGCATAGAGTGCTGGTGGTGACTATCCCTGACTTGATGCTGCGAGTTCGCGAATGCTACGACGGCGGCCAGTCAGAGGCTGCACTTCTGGACGACCTCTGCAAAGTCGATCTGCTTGTGCTGGATGAGGTCGGTATTCAGCGCGGAAGCAGCGGAGAGAAAGTCATTCTGAATCAGGTTATCGACCGTCGTCTGTCATCGATGCGTCCGGTTGGCGTTCTGACAAATCTGAACCATGACGAACTTCTCGGCACATTGGGTGCACGGGTTATCGATCGCCTCCAGATGGATGGCGGGATGTGGGTGAGCTTTGACTGGGGCAGCTATCGCAAGAATGTTAGCCACCTCCGGATCGTTAAATAACTTCGAGGGAAAATCACTATGGCAAGTCAATTACTGTGGGCAATTGTCGATTTCCTTCGGGTTAACCAGACCATCACGCCTCGCCAGGTTCAAAAACTGCTGGGATGTGACTGTAAGAAATCACATAACCTGCTGCTTCATCTGACACGCAGAGCGGTAGTAATCCGAACTGGCGAGCCGAATCGTCCAGTGTACTCGCTTCAGCCCAGCGGGGAACTGAATATCAAGCAGCTCAAATCGAACATGAGAAAAAACATAGTTACTTCAGTTTGCCGCACAAGTCCGGCGATGAAGCGGGTTCTGGCGTTTTACGGGAGATCATCAGTATGACCGACTCCACGACGATTCTCGATATGTGCTGCGGCTCCCGCATGTTCTGGTTCAACAAGCAGGACACCCGCGCCGTGTTCGCTGATATTCGCTCTGAAGAACACGACCTGTGCGACGGTCGCCGCCTGGTTATCAGTCCCGACCTGATTGCCGACTTTCGTTCGCTGCCGTTCGCTGATTCGTCTTTTCCGGTTGTGGTGTTTGACCCTCCGCACCTGGAGCGTGTGGGCCAGTCTGCCTGGATGGGTAAAAAATACGGGCGACTGAACAAAAAAACGTGGCGATCTGATTTGCGAACAGGATTCAAAGAGGCTTTCCGTGTACTGCGGCCACACGGCGTTCTCATATTCAAATGGAACGAGACGCAAATCCCCGTTAGCCAGATTCTGGCTCTTACAGATGTGAAACCTGCAATAGGCCAACGTACTGGGAAAAACGACAAAACCCACTGGATTATCTTTGTGAAGGACTAACCCATGACAACTAACAACCATCCGGCACACGCTCCACTGACATCCCGTCGACTTCACCAGATGCGCGACATACTCAGCAAAGCTGCAGCACAACGTGGCGGCGGAGACATTGGCTATGCGATGTCTGACGCGGTGAAGCTGATTGATGAGGTGCTGGCATCTGAGCCGGTGGTGCAAATTGAAGTGCTTAGCGGAATTCTCGTCAATGAGCGATGGATGCATCAGTCACTGCCAGATGGTTGGCATGACTTATTCGCTAGTCGCGCAGGATGATGGGAGTGGCCAGTTTGAAGAATGGTTCAAGTTCCATAATGGTGATGAGCATTTGTCGTTACTTTGCGCCGTGCTAAGGGTGGCGAAAACTACTGCGGCCCGCATGTCGATTTAGCATGGAGGTTCTCATTTATGTCAGTAATCGCGATGCGGATATGAAATGAAAACCCGAACAATTAACGTAAAAGCCGGGTAATACCCGGCACATTTAAAATATTAAGTTTTATTTTGGAATGTTGGGGGCTATTTTTAGTAAGGCAGGCTGTTTAATGACTAAATCCATTATCATTCTTGGGTCCGTGTGCACATACTCTTTTAAAGGCCATTTGATTAGTTTGTCTTTAATAGGATGAAGTCGTTTCGAACAGTTCTGAAGATATGTTTTAAAAAATTTAATATTGTAGCCTGTTATTTGACTGGCATCTTTCATTGCTAATATCTGAATGGATAGGCTGCCGATGTTAATTGATGTGTAATAAGATGCGCACATAAATTCAGGATTGTGATTTAAATCTCTTTCATAATATTTAAACCGCATATGGCGTGTAGATACCAAGCCGTAACCAGGTCCAGTATTAACAATCCATATATAAACATTTGAAGGTATCTTTAGATGATAAATATCGTTGTAATGAGCCATTATAGCTGGTTCACCTTCACCATCCATTAGCCCTATAATTAGTGCGGTTTTAATGGCCCAAAGGGAAACAAGTTTTTGTTTTTCATGGTTTAAAACCGTATTACGACCCTCGATGAGAGACATCAAGGTCTCTTTAACCGCTGATTCTAGTTTAGAGCTCATCCAGCCATTGTTACAGCAACTACAAACTTTGTTTACTGTCATTGTAAAAGGAGTTTGGCCAGGAATGTTGCGCTCTATTATTTTCTTGCCAATTAATTGATTTTTATAGTGAAGATGTTTTGAGAGCGTAATTTCTCTGGATAACCATGCTGGAAGGACATGTTCTTTACTAAATTGAACAGTCGGTTGTGATCTTCCGCAAAAAACACATTTTTTGATCATCGCGCACCTATACGTTTGTGAGCATTCAAATTCAGATGAAAGATACATATTTTTATGTTGAACTACAATAGTAGAAGCATTTAAAAGAGCTATTTAATGGTTGTTTTTATTCAATGTAGACTTAAATAAAAATGTATCCTTGTTTGAAGAGCATGTATCTAAATTAAATAATTAGAGAGAATGAACTGAACAAGAGGTGATCGATATACGTATCATTATCATGATGACACCCTGCAAATAACATAGCAATAAGGAGAGTGTTTTTTAGCGTGTCTTTATTTACACAATTTAGCTATGCCATATTCAGTTGTTTTTTCTTGGGTTTAGTATTGTCGAGTTTAATGGTATGGTGATTGCCATATCAGGATGAGTGATAATTTTTTTATCAAGTTGATGAAATTATTAGTTGAACGGGTTAAGAGTGATATGCCTTATATAAGTTAAAACATCCTTCTCGGGGGAGCGCCTGCACACATACTCTATACATATTTTGGGGGAAGTTTCACTACCATTGTAGTTGCGCCATTTGCAGAGGCATTAGTGCGAGCTAATTTATCGGAATTGTGTCAATCGAAAGATATTGCCGCTTGACTCACCCATACTACGGTGGGGGTTTATTGCATTGATTTTCCATTATTAACTGTACATAATGTCAGTGTCAGCCTGAACAACTGACAACTTGATGCGCCACGGGGAAACCATGGCGCACGAATTACAACTCATCAAGCAGTCCTCAGGAATACTGATCCCCGCTACGCCGGAGAGCAGTGATATTCTGCAATTAAAAATCAAACTCGGCGCCGTGCTGGTGGCCGAATTTCGTCAGGTGAGGAATCCCGCATTCCATCGCCGTTTCTTTGCGCTCCTGAATCTCGGGTTTGAATACTGGGAACCTGCTGGCGGGGCGATCTCTTCCAACGAACGCAAGCTGGTGACCGGGTACGCTAAATTCCTCGCCTCATTCGGAGGAAGTGAAGCCGCACTCCTGGATGCTGCTGAGCAGTATCTCGACCGTATCGCCGATAAGCGCGCCGGTAGCATCAGCATCTGCAAATCCTATGACGCTTACCGTGCATGGGTAATCGTCGAGTCTGGCCACTACGACGCCATACAGCTTCCTGACGGCACACTTCGTAAACACCCTCGCAGCATTGCTTTCTCCAACATGGACGAAACCGAGTTCCAGCAACTGTATAAAGCCGCGTTAGATGTTCTGTGGCGTTGGGTATTGTCCCGTTCATTCAAAGACCAGCGCGAAGCGGAAAACGCCGCTGCACAGCTCATGAGCTTTGCGGGGTGATGCTGATGAAATATTCCTGGTTTCACCATCATGAATGCACTACCGCGCAGGCCGACGAATTGGTGGCGAGTTACCGTCGTCGTGGCGCCAAGGTGGAACGCAGCCTGAATCGCGACAACATCACCTGGACTGTTAGTGTGCAGTTGCCGGAAAGCGATAAAGCGCCGCGCACGAGTCGGGTCTGGCAAAACAAGGCGTGGGGGTGATTATGGCTAAGCTACCTCGCCGCAAGTGCGCCAACAAAGAATGCCGGCAGTGGTTCCATCCGGTGCGTGAAACGCAGACCGTCTGCGGTTACGAGTGCGCCAGCGCCGTCGGCAAGGAGCTGACCAGAAAGGCCAGGCAGGCCGCACAGCAGGAAGAACGGACGCAACAGCGGGCGCGTGAAAAGAAAGAGCGCGCCGCCTGGCACCAGCGTAAAGCTGCGGTTAAACCGCTGAAGCACTGGGTTGATCTCACGCAACGCGCCGTTAACGACATCTGCCGAGAAACTGCGCTGGCCAACGGTGAGGGTTGTATTTCCTGTGGCACCAAAACGGCGTTTGCCTGGCATGCAGGGCATTACCGTACAACAGCTGCTGCCGGCCATCTTCGTTTCACCCGCATCAACATTCATCTCCAGTGCGACGTCTGCAACGTCCATAAGTCCGGAAACATCGAAGCTTACCGCTCCGCGCTGGTGGAGCGCTACGGCGAAGAGCCGGTGCTGGCACTTGAAAACAACAACACCCCGCACCGTTGGACGGTCGAAGAGCTGAAAGAAATCAGACTCACTGCTCTGGCCGACTTACGCGTACTGAAGAAGCAGGAGGCTGCATGACATTCGAATCCTATTTTGCCGATCACCTCCGCGTTCGTTGGCAACGATTGCGCTTATACCACTTTCCGGGCTCTGTGCTGACGGATTACCGAATACTGAAGAACTACATCAAAACCATAGGCGGTGCTGTATGAACACTCAATTTCTCGAATACGTGCGCCAGCAGCTGATAGTGGCCACCGCCGATTTAAGCGGCGCGACGAAAGGGCAGTTGATGGCCTGGCTTGAGAACGCGCAGTTCGATACCGGCACCTTTAAGCGGAAGAAGATGAAAGTGAAGGATGAGGTCACTGGCGAGGTGATTACGCTGAATAACCCGCCAATTCCCGGTAAGCAGTCGCATGCCAAGGGATCACATATTCCTCTGGTGCAGCCGGTTGAGTTCTCCACCGCATCGTGGCGCCGCGCGCTGATGTCACTTGAAGAACACCAGAAAGCGTGGCTACTGTGGAACTACAGCGAGAACGTAATCTGGGATAATCAGGTGTTGATTACTCAGTGGGCGTGGTCGCAATTCTGCGAGCATCTGGCCGGGAAGAGGGTGGCGAAGAAAACCATCGACCGTTTACGGCAGCTCATCTGGCTGGCTGCTCAGGATGTGAAAGCAGAACTGGCTAGTCGTGATGTTTATCAGTATGGTGATCTCGCTGCGCTGGTGGGCGTTAACAAAACAAACTGGTCTCAGAATTACGTGGAACATTACGATGCAATGGTCAGCCTGTATAAGGGGCTGGATTCCCAATCCTTGCATCATGTTTCGCGATCACGTTCACAACAAAAGGCAGCAAATTATCAGCAAGGTATTGCAGAAATGAACTAAATGGCATATATTTCGTGTGAATCTGATATTGTAGCCATAGTTTTGGCTGTCGACCAAATTAAAAGCCTCGGTTAAATGCCGGGGCTTTTTTTGTGAGATCACAAGTTGCAAGGTTCGCAGTGTACAGTTATTAAGGCTATCAGGGGGATTAATATCGAGTGTAGAATTCTATCCAACAAAACTTCATTCTGGATAGGAATAGGTATGAGAATATCTGCTACATGCATGGAATGCTTTAAAGACCTTGGTCATCCCAGCTTTGAAATGTTCAGCTTACCCTACTATGAGAATCGAATTGCGGTAGTTCAATGCTCGCATGGGCACAAAAGCGCACTAGTCCTTCAGAGCCAAAAATTTGAGGTTCTAATGGAGTCAGGGGCTGAAGCCTTACTAAGTGGGTTTACTTTAGAAGCCTGTGCAACTTTCTATGCTGCTCTTGAAAGAACTTATGAGTTTGCAATATGTGTATTGATGAAAGCTAGGGGCGTGGATGATCAGCAATACTCTAGCATGTTCAATGAGATGTCTAGGATGTCTGAAAGACAGATTGGTGCATTTATGGCACTCCACTTACTTGAGACTGGAATTCCGTACAAAATAGATAATGCACTTACAACGTTCAGAAACAGTGTGATTCATAAGGGAGCAATACCTGAGCTTGATAAAGCACACAATTTTTGCTCTAAAGTATTCGCGAAAATTATCGAGATAACAGACCTTCTTACATCAAGACATTCTGAGTTAGTGCATAAAATTATAGGGTTAGACATGCAAAAAAGAATATCTGAAATGGAAGAGAAACTTCCCATAGCATCAACAACCGGAACCATTTTCTTTAGCCTAAGTAAAGCGCAAAACAATCGTGACTTCGACGAGGCGATGCAAAGCTTCAAAGTGGCTATGCAAATGTTATCAGTGCGTTAGAGAGGGGCTGTTTTAACTTATTAACTTTGTTATCTAATTTGAAGTGTGAGGAGCTATCTATCTGATAGCTCATCTATGTAGTCCCTCGGGGGATACCAGCAAGCACGCCTCATTGCTAATTTGCCCCCCTACACACGGAATCCATATGTCTGAGCCAATCACGATCGCCACTGGGGCTGCATCCGCCACAGTGGGAATTACATTCGCCTCAATGTTCCCGGAGGCAACGCCCGGCGTCATGCTGTGCGCTCTCGCCGGTGCGGCAATGTATGTGCTGACCTCAGAGCCTCATCAACTCTGGAAGCAGATGCTCTTCGCAGTCATCTCGTTCATGGGCGGCGTATTCTTCTCCGTTCCCATGGCCAAGATACTCGCAGGAGTTATCAACACAGCTCTCGGGCTGTTGCAGCCACCGGTCAGTATCGAAGTCTCGCCGAATGTCGGTGCTCTGGTATCCGCTTCCATTTCCGTCGCAGTCCTGCTTCGAATCGTCGCCAAATCACGGCGCGGCAAGATGCCCGGACTGGAGGAGGAAGGGAAATGACATGGCATTCCGTCATCCTGGACGCAAATGCGATCATCTGTATGGCGATCGTGATGCGTCTGATGTTCTTCAGTAAAGCCGGGAAGACACACCGCCCCGGTTACGCGTGGATGGCTTACCTGCTGATTCTGGCGGCTGGCTTCACCGCTTTTCGTATTCTTCTCGGTCATTACAGCAACGTTGATCCGGGTGAGCTATTCCTTAACCTGGCAATCTGCATTGCTGTCTGGCGCGCCAAAGGCAATCTGGCAAAAGTCGTAAGGGCTGAATGATGCAAACCAATAACTTCAGATTCTCTCAACGTAGTGAAGGCAGCCTTAACGGCGTAAATCCTAATCTGGTTAAAGTGATCCGTCGCGCTCTGGAGTTAACTCCGGTCGACTTCATAGTTATTGAAGGTCTGAGAACGCAGGCCAGACAGAAAGAACTGGTTGCTACTGGGAAGTCGCAGACGATGAATAGTCGTCATCTGACCGGTCACGCGGTCGACATTATCCCGGTAAATACCACCTGGAAGATTGAAGAGTTCAAGCCACTGCTCAAGGCGGTCAAGCAGGCCGCTGACGAGCAGGGATTGAAACTCCGCTTCGGTATCAACTGGAAGAATGACCCGTCGCTGCCCATCGAAACCAGATTCATCGATGCGCCACATATCGAGATCCCCGCATGAATATCAGCCTGAAGTCACTGATTGTGCCGGGTGTGATTCTCCTGCTGATACTGGCGTCGTGGCTCTCATATGCCAACTACAAAGATGAGAAGAAGCGAGCTGATGATGCTGAGCTGTCGGCGACCAATGCCGTGACCATCACCGATAACGTTCTACGTACTATCAAAATCACCAACGTCGTTCTGGAGACTAACCAGTATGCAAAACAGCAGATCGCACTGGAGTCACAGAGAACTCAGGCAGATATCAAAGTGGCTGTTGCGAATGATGATTGTGCTCGTCGGCCTGTTCCTGATGCAGCTGCTGACCGGTTGCGGCAATACGCGGACAGTTTACGTGAAGGTTCCAGTGGTACCTCTCCCGGTAAACCTCACGGCTGAGACACAACAGCCAGCCATCCCTGATCCATTGACCTATGGTGCTAGTCTGGATTTGAATGTCAGCCTGCTTTCCGCGCTGGGGCAGTGCAATCGCGATAAGTCTGATATCCGGGATATTGAAAAAAGGCGGGTTTCCCCGCCCAAGAATTAACCAACGCGAATGGTTGGGAAAACGTTACGAATGTGACGAGCGAAATAAGAGCCTTTTGATGGTGCCGCCATTAAAGACTGATACGTCGTCAGCGGGACTACCCGGTACTGATAAATCCCGCCGCCATGGAAAGCAATTTCCAGGATTCGATTAGAAACATCATACCCAACAGACTGGAGGTTTGAAGATGCAACAGGTTGACGAAGCAAAACAATTTCCTCGATTGTGCGGCAAAAGTGCCAAGGGAATCGTAGAGCTATTCGAGGCATATAACTTTGTTGATGATCACGGACATCGACTGGATATGTGCCAGGACTTCATTGACTTAGTAGAGATGGCGACCGAAACAGATAAGTAGCCATTACAAAGCTCATCTGCGGGTGGGCTTGATAATGGACAGGTTAAGAACAAACATGCTTTAATCTCGGCGATGATTGTGAGGAGATTTTACATGTTGGGTGTCATACGGTTTTTGCTGGCATTTTGTGTTATCGCATTTCATTTAACACAGTACATACCAAATTTGGGCGGGCTTGCTGTTAACTTTTTTTATGTAATTAGTGGATATTTAATCACATTAGTTCTCCATGAAACCTATGGATTCAAGTTTATACCGTTTACAAAAAACAGGTTTCTCAGGCTATATCCAGCATATTTTGTTCTCGCTGCCATCAGCCTCTTATTTGCCTTGACATTAAAAAGCCATGCCTTATTTCACCCTTCATGGAGTGAGTCTCCCAGCTTCGGAGACGTAACAGGTAATATTTTTATGTTCCCCTGGTCATATCTTTCTGACCCAATTGTGTTGGTTAATGCTTTCGATATACATGCACTTGACAGTAGTACCTTACGATTCAGGTTAATTCCTTCTACGTGGTCAGTCGGTGTAGAGATAGCGTGTTATTTTCTCTTGTGGCTCTTCTGCGCGAGGAATGTCAAAACGACGCTAATAACCATCGTTGCTGCCATCGGTTGGCATGTTTACTCTGTTCACCAGGGACTTCACCCAAACATGCTGTATAACCCAGTAAATGCAGCTATGTTGCCGTTTGGTCTTGGAGCGCTGGCGTATCACATCACATCCAGATTCAGGATCCCCCAGCTTTCCAGTCGGAGCGGGATAATTGCTACAATCCTGCTGGGTGTGGCGTTTGGTGTGAACTGGAAATTATCAGTGGGGAAAGAGTTCCTGCCGTCAGTTTATTACTATTTAAATACGGTGCTGGCCTTTGTGGCAGTTATTGTAATAAACAAAACACGGCATAAAGGGTTTCTGGGAACCGTTGATAAATGGCTGGGTGATCTGGCATATCCGATGTTCCTTGGCCATTATGTATTCGCTTTCATTATGTGGCGCATTTTGGGGATGTCAGATACTCCTATGAGAGGAACAGAGATATTTATCTATGGCTCTGCTTTGACTGTAATTGCAAGCATAGGCATTGTCCTACTGGTTGACCGGAAGGTCCTGAAGGCCAGGAACAGAGTCAAAGAGTCGATAAGTGCTGTTAACTGAAAGTAAATATATCTTTTTCAAGCCGCCTCCGGGCGGTTTTTTATCGCCATCACAAAGGCCACTTTCGAGTGGCTTTTTTAATGGTCTTAATCAACAGGAGTTTCTATGGCATCGAAAAAGCTCACGGCAGAGCAGCAGCAACTTTTCGATGTGCTGACTCCGCTTCAGAAGAGGTTCGCTCTGGCAATTCCATGGATATACATATCTTAATGGCATGTAACTATAGATAAAAAAGTTTTAGCGCCCATTCATACACGGATTTGTAAATCGGCTCATGGTAAATACTATCAATGCTGTTGAGGTGTTCGATCATAGTCTCAATGGTCGATTCCGTCTCAATAAAGCCTATACGCGCGGGATGGTCGTCATCCTCATCAATGTATTCGAACAGAAGGATGGGTTTTCCAGCGTGAACAGCATCCGAGACTCTGAGGTTGTAAGTGCCACTCAGTTCAAAGTGGATTCTGTAGTTTCCCTCTACGGTGTGGCTAATTGGAAAAAAATAAAGAGAATCGTCTTTATTGAGACACCACTCCCATTGGCTGTTACTCATCTGCAAACCTTTTAACTGTGTTTGTTCAAGTCTCTGATAATACCTGAGGATTATAAAGGATAATTTATGGCAAAACCGGACTGGGGAGCGCTGCAAGACCAATTCCTCGCCGAGCATGCCAAATCCGGCATTTCCCCAAAAGAATGGTGCGAAGCGCAGGGACTGAATTACACATCAGCGCGCAGGTACATCAAAAAGCCC